TATATCTAGAAGTAATGGAGCTGTTCTTGGTAATCAATTAACGTATGGTTTCTCTAATGGTGCAGGGGCTTTTAAAAAAGGAGAAGCAGTTCTACCTGAACTTATGAGAAAACTAGCTAAACAATACAAGACAGAAGCTAAGATTATTCAAGTAAGTAAATCTAATCCTAATAATCCTTATAAAGTAGTAAGATCTAATGAAGTAAGTAGATACGATGGTACACAAGATCGAAGAGGAGATGTCATTGAGAAGTATTACAATGAGCATCATGCAGCTTCTTTTAAAACTCAAAAAGAGGCAGAACGATTTGCTGAAAGAAATGGTGGAAAAGTAGAGTATATTGCTGCAGAAGATCCAGCTAATTATGTTAACATGTTTGCCTTGCGTATTTCTCCAGATATGTTAAATAAGCCTATGAAACTCTATAAAGCTGAAGGCGGATTTATAGAAAATGTGTTTAAGCCTTTATAAGTAACAATTTATTTGGTAAACTAGTACAATGGCAGAAGAAGATATTTCATTACAGGAACAGGAAGATTTAGCAGTCACAGATAAAGAGGCTCCCGAAGTTATTATCGAAGGAGAAGAGCCAGTAGCTGAAGAAGTGATGGCAGAAAATTTTTATAAAAATTTAGCTGAAGATATGGATGAAAGACAATTGCAAGATTTGTCTAATGAACTTATTTCAGATTATAAAAACGATAAAGAAACTAGAAAAGATTGGGAACAAACTTATATTAAAGGTTTAGACTTATTAGGATTTAAATATACTCAACAAACTAAACCGTTTCAAGGTGCTTCAGGAGTAACTCATCCGTTATTAGCAGAAGCGGTAACACAATTTCAAGCACAAGCTTATAAAGAATTATTACCTGCAGATGGCCCAGTAAGAACACAGATCGTTGGTAAGAGAAGTATAGAACGAGAAGATCAAGCAGAACGAGTTAAAGAATTTATGAACTATATGTTGATGGAAAAGATGGAGGAATACACTCCAGAGTTTGATCAGTTATTATTTATGCTTCCACTTGCAGGATCTGCATTTAAAAAAATTAATTATGATGAAGTAATGGATAGAGCGGTGTCTAAATTTGTGCCAGCGGAAGATTTAGTTGTTCCATATTACGCATCAGATTTATCTGACTGTGAAAGAGTTACTTACATTATGAGAATGTCAGACAATCAAGTTAGAAAAAATCAAGTTGCAGGTATTTATAGAGATATTGAATTAGATGAACCTGAAAGTAAACAATCGGATATTAAAAATCAATACAATAGATTAGAAGGAGTTTCTAAACCATCTGAATCCACTGATGAACGATTAATTTTAGAAATGCATGTTGATTTAGATATTGAAGATTCAGAAGAAGGAATAAAAATTCCATACATTGTAACGTTAGATGAAAACTCAGGAGAGATTTTAAGAATTATTAGAAATTATAGAGAGAACGATCCACTTGCAAAGAAAATAAATTACTTTGTACATTATAAATTTTTACCAGGTTTAGGATTTTATGGCTTTGGTTTAATTCATATGATAGGGGGATTATCCACTGCAGCAACTTCTGCGTTAAGACAACTACTTGATGCAGGTACTTTAGCTAACTTACCAGCAGGATTTAAGGCTAGAGGCATGAGAATTAGAGATGATGATCAACCAATTCAACCTGGAGAGTTCAGAGATGTGGATGCACCTGGTGGAAACATTAGAGATCAATTCCAATTATTACCTTTTAAAGAGCCAAGCACTACTTTATTTCAACTTTTAGGTTTTTGCGTAGATGCTGGAAAGAGATTTGCTGGTATTGCAGATATGCAAATGGGTGAAGATGCTCAAAATAGGGCTGTGGGAACAACAATTGCACTCTTAGAAAGAGGGGCAAGGGTAATGTCAGCGATTCATAAGCGTTTATACTACGCTATGAAACAAGAATTTAAGATTTTATCACGTGTAATTTCAGAATATTTACCTCCAGAGTATCCATATGATGTTTATGGTGGAGAAAGAACAATTAAACAAGCAGATTTTGATGACAGAGTAGATGTTTTACCTGTTGCAGACCCAAATATTTTCTCAATGTCACAAAGAGTGACGTTAGCACAGACACAATTACAAATTGCACAGACAAATCCTGGAATTCATAACATTTATGAAGCTTACAGACGTATTTATACTGCTTTAGGAACAAAACAAATTGATGAATTATTAATTAAACCTGAAAATCCAACACCAAAAGACCCTGCTATTGAAAATATGGAGGGTTTACAGATGAGATTACCAAAAGCTTTCCCTGAACAAGATCATCAAGCACATATTGAAGCTCATAAAACATTTATGAAGAGTAGAATGGTACAAATTAATCCTCAAGTCTATGCTTTATTTCAAGGACATATCTCAGAACACATTTCTCAGATGGCAACTATAGAAATTATGCAAATTATGAGAGAAGATCCTCAAATGGCTATGTTAGAACAACAAAATCCAGAACAGTTTATGGCTATGGCAGCTTCTCAAATTGCAAAACGAGTTAATGTATTGACCACTCAATTAGTACAAGAAGAAATGGGATCACAACAACAAGATCCTTTAGTTGCATTAAAACAAAGAGAGCTAGATTTAAAAGCTATGGATATTCAAATGAGAGCACAAAAAGATATGGAAAAGTTAGAACAGAATCAAACTCAATTTGAAGACAGATTAGATTTTGATGAAGAGAAACTTCAAGCACAATTAGCTAATCAACAAATGTTAGCTAGACAAAGGAAACAATAATGGCAGACCCTATAAAAATTTATAAAACTGGAAAAAAAGTTTTTGATCTTGGAAAAAAATATTTACCAAATGCTACTGAAGCAGAACAAAAAGCTTTTAAAGCTAAGGTATCAGATCTAGAAGTAGACATGTCTCATGATTCTGCTGTCTCTTTAGCACTTAATGAAGCTAGATTCGGTCTTAAACCTGCTATTAAAAATCCAGGAGTTACTTCTGGCCCACCACCTAAATCAGGGCCTAATCCTCAAGGTATCAAAGTAGAGGAAAAGAGCATGGGCGGATGTATCCATAGACAACCAAGCAAAAAAAATATATACCCAGGTCATAATGCAATTCAAAAAAGAGGGTTTAAATTTACAGGGGTTCGATAGTCTTTCTCGCAAAGAGAAGATAATATTTTTAGCAGGAGTATTTGATGGCGAAGGTTGCCTAGGTGCTTACACTGTTGGAAAAAAAGGAAAAGGTAAAAAATATCTTTCTATTTCTGTAGAAAGCACAGATGTAGATGTAATCTCAAGATTTATAGAAGTTTTTGGTGGCAATCTATTAGCCATTAAAAGAAGACATGATCACTATAAAAACTCTTTTAAATGGAAATTAGTGGGGAAGAAGGCTTGGCCTGTCATTGCAGAGATGATACCATATATGTGTTTAAGGAGAAGACAAAAATATGTTACCTTGGAGCCTCATAGGCACAGCATTAAAGACGGCAGGAGAAATATACAAAAACAAGAAAGCAACCGAGATAGCTATGTCGGAAGCTCAATTGTTACATGCCGAAAAAATGAAACGTGGGGAGATAGAGTACAGCGGACAAATTATAAATAATCAAAAAAATGACTGGAAGGATGAATTCATTTTATTGGTGCTTTCGAGCCCGTTGTTTTTGTTAGCGTATTCTGTATTTGCAGAAGATGAAAAAATTTCTAAAAAACTGGACATCTATTTTGATAAATTAGAATCTATGCCATGGTGGGTGGTCGGTCTTTGGATTTCAGTAGTAGCTGCCGTATACGGAATCAAAGCAACAGATATTATCAATACTAAAAAACAGAAGTAGACTAGAATTATTCTAAAAAACTGTTATATATCTAATCATGATTGATTACGATAGTTTTAAATACATTAAAAATAAGATTACTAAAGAAGTAAATCATCTTAAGGATCATATTGTTGCTAGTGTAGACACTGTTAATCAATTAATGTATATTAAAGGCAAAATTCAAGGCCTAGAAACCTTGCTACAGGATCTGACTGACCTGCAGAAAAAAACGGAGTTATTTGATGACGACACAGACGGCAAATCTGGAAGTTCCAAAACATAAAGAAGGACTTTTAGACAACTACAAGACGCAAGCTGAAAGAACAGGTAAAAAAATTCTTACAGCTGAAGAAATAAAATCAAACAAATCATTATTAGATAAATTACCTAATCCAACTGGATACAGAATGCTGGTATTACCGCATGCTGGAGCTAGAAAAACTAAGGGAGGTATTCTTTTATCTGATACAACACTTGAGACCATACAAATGACAACTGTATGTGCTTATGTGCTTAAACAAGGCGACCTTTGTTACGCAGACAAAGAAAAATTTCCTAATGGCCCATGGTGCAAACCTGGTGATTGGGTAATCTTTGGCCGTTATGCGGGAGCCAGATTCAAAATAGAAGGCGGAGAAGTTCGAATACTAAATGATGATGAAATCATTGCAGTAGTAGATGATCCAAATGATATTTTGCAAACATACTAAGGAGGATGTATGCTAGAAAACGTAAATAAAAATCCTGAAGTAGAATTAGATCTTGATGATGCTCAGGAAGCGAACATTCAACTTGAAGAAAAGAAAGAGGAGAAAGAAACTAAACCTAATTTAAATTTAGGTGAAGTTGATTTAGGTTATCAAACTTATGATAAGGATGATAAACCAGAAGTATCTATTGAGGAAACTACTCAAGAAGATAAACAAGAATCAAAACCAAAATCAAGCCTAGGCGAATTTAGTGAAGGTGTTCAAAAAAGAATAGACAAACTCACTAAACGAATGAGAGAAGCTGAAAGAAGAGAAGAAGCTGCTCTTATATACGCTGAAGGTCTTAAAAAGAAATATTCTGAGGTTAAATCTAAGTATGACGAAATTGATGAGAATTACGTCAAACAATTTGATGCTAGAATAGATTCTGAAAGAGATACTGTTAGAGCTAAATTAAAACAAGCTATTGAATTACAAGATTCTGAAGCAATTATTACTGCTAATGAAGAACTTGCAAGGTTAACAGTAGAGAAAGAAAGAGCTAAACTAACTCTTGCGGATAGAGAAAGACGCAAAAAAGCTTCGGCTGAAGCTGAGATAGACGCTCCTAAATCTCAACAAAATCAAGTAAATACTCAAGTAGAGCAACCTACTGCTAGTCCTAAAGCAAGAGATTGGGCTAGGAAAAATGAGTGGTTTGGACAAGACCAATTCATGACTAATACGGCATTTCAAATTCATGAAAACCTAGTGGCTGAAGGATTTGACGTAGACAGTTCTGAGTATTATAATGAGATTGATAAGCAGATAAGAGAGGTTTATCCTCACAAGTTTGCTGAATCAGAAAACTCTGTGGAGCAACCAAAAAGACCCGTTCAGATGGTTGCAACAGCAAGTAGAGGTAAATCTGGACGCAGAAGCGTGACACTCACCAAGTCACAAGTCGCTATTGCGAAAAAATTAGGGGTGCCACTAGAAGAGTACGCAAAATACGTGAAGGAGGTATAATATGAGCGATACAATAAAAAGGACTTCACGCAGTTCGGAGACAAGGGCTAAAGTTGATTTAAGAAAGCAACCTTGGACTCCACCATCTAACTTAGATGCACCGCCTGCACCGTCTGGATATAAACACAGATGGCTAAGAGCAGAGGCTGGAGGTTTCGTGGATACTGCAAATATGTCCAAGAAACTAAGAGAAGGTTACGAACTTGTTAGAGCAGAAGAATTGCGAGAACAAATCGGAGACCATGACTATCCAGTTATTGCCGATGGAAAACATGCGGGGTTAATAGGAGTAGGTGGCCTTGTGCTGGCAAGGATACCAGAAGAAATAGTTGCATCACGCCAAGAGTACTTCGCAGGAAGAACTCGAGATCAACAACAAGCCGTGGACAACGATTTAATGAAGGAACAGCGACCTGAGATGCCTATCAATATTGATAGACAATCTCGTGTAACTTTTGGTGGTAGTAAGAAATAATTTTTTCGTAATACCAACCAATGAACATTAATATATAAAAGGAGAAAAAAACTATGGCAAATAAAGTTGAGCTATATGGTCTAAGACCAGTAAGACAACTGAATGGTTCTCCGTTTATTAATGCTCAAAACAGATACAGAATTGCTGCCGATTACGGTACTAGCATATATCAAGGTGACTTAGTGGAGCCACTAGGAACTGGATATATCGCTAAACATACAGGCAATACTTCTGGTCAGGTCGTGGGTGTTTTTAACGGATGTTTCTATAC